AAGAAATAATTTCTTAACGATAACTACCCAAGGCGGCTAATATAAATAAACATAATAGGAGAAAAACATAATGTCAAACCAAGTAGAAAAGTTCGGTCTTAGACCTTACAGAAAACTAGACGGTACACCATTAGTTGGCGCTCAAAACAGATACACTATTGCTAGTGGATATGCTACAGCAATTTTCCAAGGTGACATGGTAATTCCAGTTACTGGCGGAAATGTTGAAAGATATCCTGGTAATACGTCTACAGCTGTTGTGGGTGTTTTCAATGGAGTGTTTTATACAGATCCTACTACGCAAAAGCCGACCTTTAAAAACTACTACCCAGGTGGAGTAGCAGCAAGCGATATTACAGCGTTTGTTGTTGATGACCCTGACGCAGTATTTTTGATTGATGCTGATGCAACGTTCGCAAGAGCGGATCTGTTTCAAAACTACTCACTAACAGCAGTTAGTGGAAATACAAAAACTGGAAACTCGTTACAACAATTAGATGTGAGTGAATCAGGAACTAATGCAACATTTATTGTACAAGCAATAGATATTTCGCAAGATCCAGATAACTCAGATACTAGTTCAGCTAACGCTAACATTCTAGTTAGAATCAACAATCACTTCTACAGAAGTGGCACAGGACTATAATAGGAGAATAAATTATGGCTATATCACGATCACAACTAGTTAAAGAACTAGAGCCAGGATTGAATGCACTATTCGGCCTGGAGTACAACAGATACGAAAATCAGCACGCGGAAATTTTCCCTGCTGAGGCGTCTGACAGAGCTTTTGAAGAAGAAGTAATGTTAAGCGGTTTCGGTTCAGCACCAGTTAAACAAGAAGGTGCTGGAGTAGTGTTCGATCAAGCTCAAGAGACTTTTACAGCTAGATACACACACGACACAATCGCATTAGCATTTTCTATCACTGAAGAAGCTATTGAGGACAATCTGTATGACAGACTTGCAGCTAGATATACTAGAGCACTTGCAAGATCTATGTCTAACACAAAACAAGTCAAAGCGGCTGCTGTTTTAAACAATGCACAAATTACTACTGCTATCGGTGGTGACGGTGTGTCTTTGATTAATGGCTCTCACCCGTTAGCAACTGGCGGAACGTTTTCTAACGTACTAGCTACTGCTGCTGACTTGAACGAAACATCACTTGAGCAATCTTTGATTGACATTGCAGGTTTCGTTGATGAAAGAGGTTTAAAAATTGCTCTTTCTGGCAGAAAAATGATAATTCCAAAAGAATTACAATTCACTGCTGAAAGACTAATGAAATCACCTCAAAGAGTTGGCACAGCTGACAATGACATCAACGCAATTGTGAATATGGGGATGATTCCTGAAGGTTACAGAGTTAATAACTTTTTAACTGACACAGATTCATTCTTTATTCTTACTGATACGCCTAACGGATTTAAACATTTCGTTAGATCGCCTATCAAGACTGCGATGGAAGGTGACTTCGATACAGGTAACGTAAGATTTAAAGCTAGAGAAAGATACAGCTTCGGTTGGTCTGACCCTAGAGCAGTGTTCGGTAACGGAAACTTACCAACAAGCTAATCTTAATCGTTTAGATTAAATACCTAGCGGTATTACTTAAAAGGGACGGTGTTCACATCGTCCCTTTTTTTATGTATAATAGAATAACTGAAATAATTAACATTTGATGTAGACCGATTCAGCGGACGGCCTAGAGACTACATTGAATAAACTAGGAGAATAATATTATGGCTAACACAACTTTTACAGGTCCAGTAACTTCCCTTAATGGATTTATTGGCGGAGCTAACGTAAACGCAGGTGATACACAACAAGGTGGAAACGTTGCTTGGACTGTTACTAACGCGTCAACAGTAACTATTGCATCTGGCACAAGATCAGGTGAAACTTTAGTAGCTACAGTTAACGAAGGTGCAATGATTTATGTTGCAAACGGTTTTTCAAATGCAGCTACTTATGCATTTTCTGATGGAACTACTTGGAAAAGAGTTCAAGACGGTGCAGACATTTCAACAACTGCATAATTAAATTAACGAAGCTCCTTCGGGAGCTTCAAATTAAGGAGAAACTTTATGGGATATAAAGCAGATATACAAGCAACAAGATTTACAGCGGCTACTTCTGTAGCTGTGATTGCACCTAACGTAAGAATAAAAGCTCTTTCAGTTGCATCAGATGGTAATGGTGCAGGTTTAGTTGTTTTGAATACAACTTCTCAAGCAGGCGGAACTAATTTACTAACTGTAGACGTTCCAACTGGAGATGTTTATACTTTACACTTACCTGAAGATGGAATTGTTTTTCCAGCAGGAGTTTATTGTTCTACATTAACTAATGTAACAGCAGTTACATTGTTTACAGATAAATATTCAGCACCAGGTCTTACTACTAATAATCCTGGTTAATACTCATGCATGGGTATTACGATGATATATTAGGTTTCAAAAAAGGTGGCATGCCACCTAGAAACAAAAAGAATTTCCGTTCTACTAAAAGTGGAGCGGGAATGACTGCAGCAGGTGTTGCAGCCTATAGAAGAAAAAATCCAGGAAGTAAATTATCTACAGCAGTTACAGAAGATAAACCTGGTAAGAAAAGAGCGGCTAGAAGAAAATCATATTGTGCTAGAAGTGCAGGACAAATGAAGATGTTTCCAAAAGCAGCTAAAGACCCTAATTCAAGATTAAGACAAGCAAGAAGGAGATGGAAATGTTAGATAGGTTTTTATATCGTTTTTTTGAAACGCTAGATAATTTTTTTGACAGATTTATTTCTGATCTTCCAAAAGATACTCGTAAAAAAAATAAAAAAGGGGAATAAAATGATGGTAAAGTGTAAAACATGTGGCCACGGGTGTCATTGCAGTGAAGATAAAATAGATTCAGAACACTACACACCTTTAATGGATTTATGTGAGTGTAAAAAATGTCAACATGAAGTTAAAGAAGAGATAGAATACGAGGAGTGTTTATCTTGTCAATAATGGAGGGTGCCTATATGGAACCAGATATGAACTACAAGTTCACAGCTATTTTAATTGTAGCTATTTGTTTGTTAGCTGTTTTTGGTGGACCGGCTAGATGAAAATAAATGACAATACAAATATTGGTCTTCCATTACGTAACTTAATTGGTTTGATTGGAGCAATTGTTATTGGTGCCTGGTTTGCATTTGGTGTAATTGAAAGATTAAATCAACTTGAGACTAAAAACCAATTATTTGAAAAAGATTTACTTGAGGCTAGTGTTCAAAAACCCATCGATCAGGAGCAGTTCATGATTCTTGAATGGCAAGCAAATCAAATTGAAAAAATGCAAAAACAATTAGAAGACAATGTACACACAGGTGTAATGTTAAAACAACACTCAGAAGAAATTGCAAAATTAAAAAAAGATTTAGAAAAATTAAAAGATGCAACAAGGGATATAAAATTTAGTAATGGAAATGGAACTTATTAATGACAAAATTAGTAATAGCTTTATGTTTATTTTTAAATGGTCAACTTGTTGAGCATAGATTACAAGAATCAATGAGTACTTGTCTTAAAATGAAGAGAGAAGCCAGTAGAAATATGAATATGGATAATAAACAATTAATGTGTGGTGAAGTAGAAGCTATTATTTCAATTAATGTTGACGGAAGCGAAAGTATTGATAAGATCATCATAGAATCAAAATAATGAATTTATCTAAAAATTTTACTCTTCAAGAGTTAACCAAATCGGACACTGCTGTCCGTAAGGGCATAGATAATAATCCAAACTCAGATCAAATAGCAAAACTACAATTACTTTGTGAAAATATTTTACAGCCCGTCAGAGATCATTTTGGGCCAGTGGTTGTGACATCAGGCTACCGGTCTCCGGAATTATCTGTTGCAATCGGCAGTTCTATTAATAGTCAGCACTGTAATGCGGAGGCTGTTGATTTCGAGTGTCCAGGAGTCGATAATGCAGAACTTTGTGATTGGATATATAAAAATTTAGATTTTGATCAAATGATTCTTGAATTTTATAAAAAAGGAGAACCTAACAGTGGATGGTGTCACTGTAGTTACGTTGAAGATAAACCTAGGAAGCAGTTCTTGCGTGCCTTTAGAGAAGATGGTAAAACTAAATATAAACCAATTTTAGGAAAAGCAGTAGATTTATAATGGCAATTACAAGAGCGTCAATGACAAAACAATTAGAACCTGGTTTAGGTAGTAGTAATAAAGGTTGGACTAAAAAGGAAAAAGCAGAATTTAAAAAGGTATTGGTTAAAACTCATGGCAAAATCTACAAACCCAATAGCCAAAAACCTAAGGTCTAGAACTTACCGCTCTCAAGTGGTACAATCAAAGAAGTTGTACAACCGCAAAAAGGAGATGTTATACACTCTCAAAGCGGCCGCTAATAGAGGAGATAAAAATGGCTAAAAAAATGAAAAAAGGTAAAGGTCCTTGTTGGGATGGTTACGAAATGATTGGAATGAAGTCTAAAGGTGGGCGTAAAGTTCCTAATTGTGTGCCTAAAAAATCACAAGGCGGAGAGATGGAATATAAGGGATCTCTAATTAATTCAGATATAGATGGAGTTACTTATTCTAATAAATCATACGAAGACTATTACAAGGATATAATTTAGTGAAAAAAAATAAACTTAAAATCAAAAAGTTTAGAGGTGGCGGAATGGACATGGGTAATGCGGCCAATCAAGCTAAAAGTGCTGCTATGGCAACTACAGGTAATGTAAATCTAGGAGATACAGGACCTCAAGGTAGTGAGTCCATTACTTCTTTTAAAGATAATTATGCTGCAAGATTTAAATCAAAAGGTGTTAGAAATTTAATACCTGGTTCTCAGATGGCTAATACAATAGGAGCTATTAGAGATACTGCTACAGGTATGAAAGCTATGGGAATGGAAAATACTCCTACTCAACAAATAAATAATTCAAATAATAACACTTGTCCTCCAGGACAAAGAATGCAAAACGGAACATGTGTTCCAATAGGAGGAGCTCCTCAAGCTCAGAGACTTTCTAAAGGAGGAGAGTTTTCTTTTAATAAAATAGTTCAACAAGATTATTACAAGGATTTAATATAATGCCTCTTACCAAAAAAGGTGAAAAAATTATGAAAGCCATGAAA